TCTCGCGCTTTTTCTCTCTCCCCGGCCTGTGGAAAAAACAAAAGAAAAAAACAAATATGAAAAAGCTATTTGAGAAAAATGTGCATTCTCGTAAATACGATTCAAACTACAAGAAAATAAGAAAGGCAATGCTTGCTTCTTCTCCGATGTGCCATTGGTGCCATTTAGCCTACGCAACACAAATTGATCATGATCCACCAATCGCTTCATTTGCACATCCGGAACTATGGAGCGGTAACCTTTGGCCATCATGTGCCAAATGTAACGCATCGAGAGGAGCAACCTATGGCAATCGCGCAAGGCGAACCAACAAAACTTCGCGCCATTGGTAGCGCAAAAAAACCCACTCGCAAAAGCGAGCGGCCGCACCGTCATTCCAAAGCCATGCTTGAATCCATCAAGGAGCATGGGCATATTCAATCATCGATCAAAGAATCTTTGCTAGGGCTTGCGCGGGCATGGGATCAAATTGAAGCGACCGGCAAAGGCATGCATACCGTGCCATCGATAGCTCGAGAGATCCGTGCGACATGGGAGCAAGTTGGGGTGATCGAAGATGAGGATGATATATGGGAGAGCTTGAACTAGATCACCGGGTACATGTTGCGCCGCGATGGGGAACCGATCGCGACCCGGCAAGTCAAACCGATGGCGAAGTCTTGCGCCGTGTTGCCCGATTGATGGGATTTGAACTTTTTCCTTGGCAAGCACATGTGGCCGATGTATCCCTTGAGAAGCAAGATGGCCGATATCGATATCGCACCGTATGCACGCAAGTCGGTCGGCAAAACGGAAAATCAAAATTGATATCAGCTCGCATTGCTATGGAAGCAATGAAACCCGGGCATCATATTGCTTACACCGCACAAGATCGCAATATGGCAAGAGCCAAATGGGAAGAACATGTCGAGATCCTCGAATCCGCTCCAAGACTTCGCAAGAAAATCAAAAGAGTATCCCGGGTCAATGGCTCCGAAAAAATCTTTTTCACAAATGGATCAAGCTACGGGATCATCACACCAAATGCGAGTAAAGGCGGCCGCGGCACTTCGCTTGATCTGGTTGTGATTGATGAAGCTTTGACTCACAAGCTTGAATTGATCTCAGCTTTGCAACCTACTCTCGGCACAAAAGAAAATGGTCAATTGTGGATCGTCTCAAATGCCGGGCATCCAATTCATTCCGAGCTCTTGATGCATTACCGCAATCTAGGTCATGCACATTTGCAAGATCCATCAAGTGATCTTGCTTGGTTCGAGTGGTCTCCATTGGTCGATGCATTTGATTACATGGATGAAGAAGTCTGGTATCAAGCAATCCCATCTTTAGATTTAGAATTCGGAGTCAAGCTCCGAGCGGTGCGTGAAGCGGCCAATACCAACAGCCCGGAGATATTTACTCGAGAATGGTTGAATGTCTGGCCGGCTCGCGAAGCGGTGCAGGTAGTCGCGCCGGATCTTTGGGATTCCCTAGTGCGTACCGATATAACTATCGGCGAGCGCATGATGCTTTCGGTGGACATCTCGGTCGAAAGACACAAAGCCGCAATTGGTGCTTCGGCACTTGTGCGCGGATTGACTCCGGTTGAAGTAGTAGATGCAAGAGATGGCACTCAATGGCTCTTGCCAAGGTTGATTGAAATAGCAAAAAGATGGAAAGCACCCGTGGTCATAGATGGCGGTTCACCGGCCGGCTCTTTGATCGGAGAGCTTGAGAATGCAGGTATCAAAGTAATCACGGTATCAATGCGAGACTACGGCAAAGCGTGCGGATCATTTTATGATGCGGTCAATGCGCGAACCATTTGCCATCTTGATGATCCTCTTTTGCGTGCGGCAATAACCGAAGCAAGCAAAAGACCGCTTGGCGATGCGTGGGCTTGGAATCGTCGCAATGCATCAAATATCACTCCATTGGTTGCCGTGACACTTGCACGGTATGGCGTGACAAATACACCGGAAGAAAAACCTATCGTGAGGAGTCGAGTATTTTGAAAAAAAATTACATTGCCACAATTTTGCAAATTGTCGGATGCGTAACACTTGCCGGCGCAATTGCAACATTTTCGATCATTGGTGCGGTATTATTCACGGGCTCCGTGCTTTTGCTATTTGGTCTCGCCGTTGAACGGAGTGAATGATGCTTGGAAAAATACTTAAAAGACAAATTCAACCTTCGACGGTGTACACCAATTCCGGCTTTGTTGATTCACTTGGTCGAGTCGGCAGATTTTATGAGGGTTCATGGTCTGGCACATTTGTAGATGAGCAGACCGCTCTTGGTGTACCCGCAATTTGGCGCGGCATTACACTTATCGCCGATGCAATTGGAGCTTTGCCACTTCACTCATATCGCAATGGCAAGCTTGTAAAACCAACACCGCAAATCTTAATTCGACCTAATCCACCGGAGACCCGGATGGAAACAATCTCAGCGATGGCGGCGGCTTTACTTATTCACGGAAATTATATCGCTGTACTTGGTGAACCCGGCATCAATGGCTTGCCAGATAATTTTTATCCGGTTGCGCCCGATCGCGTGCATGTATCACGCGAGAATGGTCGAATGATTTACAAGATTGACGATCGCACTTATGATCAAAGCGAAATTTTACACATTAAGAATTTCTCGGTGCCTGGCTCAGTTGTAGGCATTGGCATACTTGGCGCACAAAAGCAAGCAATTGGAAAATCAATCGCAATCAATGAATATGCCGCAAGATATTTTGATGGCGGTGTGATTCCCACCGCCGTGCTTAAATCAGCAAATCCGGATCTTACACAAGAAGAAGCCGATGCAATGAAATCTTCTTGGATGTCGATGTATGCCGGTCGCAATCGTGCGCCGGTAGTGATGAACGCATCAACCGAATTTCAAGTGCTAAGCAATAACGCGCAAGAATCGCAATTGCTTGAATCGCAAGTCAATGATTTGACCACCGCCGCAAATATCCTCGGGCTTCCGGCCTATTATCTTGGAAGTCCTAACTCGTCAAGGACATATTCAAATGTTGAGCAGGAAAATTTACAATTGGTTAGATGGTCAATTCAACCCATTGCACAAAGAATTGAAGAAGCACTTTCTGATCTTTTGGTGCGTGGTCAAAATGCAAAATTTAATTATGACTCGCTACTTCGCACCGATACAAAAAGCCGATATGAAGCTCATGCGCTTGCAATTCAAAATGGCTTCTTGACCGTTGATGAAGTGCGTGCCATGGAGCAAAGAGACCCAATTGATGAAGATGAAGATATTGAAGAAATTGATTCACCGGATATAAATGAAATCGATACCGAAGGAGAAGCCGATGTCAATATCGAATGATTCCAAAGTTGAAAATCGGAGCTTCATTGCCGAGCTTGAATATCGTGCCGATGGTGACGGTCGCACCATTACCGGGATCGCGGTACCTTATGATGTCGAGCAAAGAGTCGCACCGGGATTGACCGAGGTATTCCGCAAAGGTGCTTTTGCCGATGTGGTCAAAGCCGCTTTCCGTGTGAAATTACTCCGTGGTCATGATGCGAATGCTTTCCCACTAGGCCGGGCTACTTTACTACGCGAGACCGACAAGGGCTTATATGGTGAATTTAGAATCTCCAACACAAAAGCCGGAGATGAAGTTCTTGAGCTTGTGCGCGACGGTGCCCTCGATCAGCTCTCAATTGGGTTCATGCCATTAAAAAATCGCAAGCGTGCCGATGGCGTAGTAGAGCGATTAAAAGCACATTTGGCCGAAGTCTCACTTGTCACTTTTGGTGCATACGGGGATCTTGCTTCGGTGACCGGAATGCGCCAATCGACCGATGTAGATTCACCGCGCTTGGATCAAGCCCGGGATATTTTGGCAAAATTGAAGGCTTAGATGCCTTACTTAATTTCAACCGATCATCCCGAGTGCTCCGGCTTTGCCGTAGTCAAAGAAGGCACACAAGAGCTCATGGGATGCCATCGCACGCAAGCGCAAGCCGAAGATCAATTGACCGCAATCAACATCTCAGAATTTGGCCGGCGTGCCGATAGTTATGCACCAACGCAAGAGATGAAAGAAGAAGCGCAAAGAGGATTGGATTGGCGAAGCGAATTTGGGCGAGGTGGCACCGAGATCGGTATCGCAAGAGCTCGCGATATAAGTAACGGCAAGCAATTACCGCTTGACACAATAAATCGCATGGTCTCATTCTTTGCAAGGCATGAAGTGGACAAGCAAGCCGAAGGATTTTCTCCGGGTGAAGATGGTTATCCTTCAAACGGCCGCATCGCTTGGGCTCTTTGGGGTGGGGATCCCGGTCAAAGATGGGCGCAAAACATTGCAGACGAGAATCGCAACACTCGAGCATTGCCCGAAAATTATCGGCCGGCATCAAGTGAGGATGTACCCGAAGGCAGAAATTGCGGCAATTGTATTTTCTTTGTAGAAAACTATTGCACAAAATGGGATGATCAAGTCGTTGCAAATTACTATTGCAATGCATGGGTGATGATCGAAACACGCAAGAAAAAAGCACTCGACATTTTAGAAAAAATCAAAAGTGTGCGATATAATCTAGGCGAGTCGTAAAACACCTCGACCCTAGATGCGACACCTCGCAAATGCGACACCTCGCTTCGGATGGCGATCGACACCTTTTCGCTATCCAACACCCATCGAAAAAATAGGAGATCAATATGTCAAATGCATTTCTTGACTCATTGCGTGAAAAGCGTGAGAGCAAGACATCGATGATCGAGTCAATCGTAGAACGCGCCGCCGAAGAAGTGCGCGATCTTACCGAGGTCGAGCTTGTCAATGTCGAAGCGTTAAATACCGAAATTAAAAAACTTGATGAAAGAATCGAACAAATTTCCGACATCGAATTGCGCAATTCTAAGGCCGCCGATCTAGCCGCAAAGGTAGATGCAACCGCGCCAAAGAGCGAAAAAAGATCAGCTTCTCCGGCTTATGTCATCAAAGAAGAATTGACATATTCCGAGCGCACCGCCGGCAATTTCTTAAATGATGCAATGAAGGCTCAATTTGGTAACGATTACGAAGCACGCGAGCGTATTCAACGCCATCAAAATGAGATGTCAGTTGAGATGCGTGCGGCTTCAACATCATCATTTGATGGTCTAGTCGTACCGCAATATCTTGTCGATCTATATGCACCGCTTGCACGCGCTGGCCGACCTTTTGCCGATGCCGCACGCAAGCACACAATGCCGCAACAGGGCATGAGCGTGGTCATTTCTCGGATTACGACCGGCACGGATGTGGCTTATCAGACTTCACAAAACACCGCCGCTGTGTCACAAGATCCAGATGACACGACCTTAACCGTGAACATCAACACAATCGCCGGTCAAAACTCAGTATCCAAGCAAGCTTTGATGCGCGGATATAACATTGAAAACATCGTATTGGGTGATTTAATTCGCGCCTACAATACAAAGCTTGACAATTCTCTACTTAATGGCACCGGCTCAAATGGCCAACCATTAGGACTTGCAGGAATGACCACCGGCATTTTGGTAACTTACACCGCAACCACGGGCACCGTGGCCGGCGTGTTCCCTAAGATTGCCGATGCAATTCAACAAGTTCAATCAACAATTTACGCATCACCAAATGCGATTATCATGCATCCTCGTCGTCTTGGATTCTTCTTGGCCGGCCTTGATGGAAGCAATCGCCCACTCGTAGTTCCAACCGCTAACAATCCACAAAATGCAATGGGTGTGGGTACCGGATTGCCGTCATACGGAAATTCAGGATATTCACTTCTTGGCTTGCCAATCATCACCGATGCAAATGTGGCCACAAATCTTGGAACGAGCACAAATCAAGATGCGATTTATGTCGTTGATTTGAATGAGTGCCACCTATGGGAAGAAGCTCCAACCTATGTGAAGTTCGAGGAGCCGGCTGGCAAGGTTGCCATCAATATCGTGCTCTTTGGATATTCCGCATTTACCTCACTTCGTTACCCGGGCGCGATTGCCGCAATCAATGGCACCGGATTGGCGACACCGAGCTTCTAAGCTCACTCGATTGATGAGAGCTCATCACCCTTCCGGATGAGCTCTCATCGCATGAACCCATGATCAATCTTTTTGAATTGCGAGGCGATGATGAAGTTGAATGTGATACGGAGCATCACACGCATCGACACATGCGCAACCCAAAAAAATTATCAAATGCAAATTGAGCCCCTTTTTGATTTGATACACGAAAGGATTGATCATGGCTATAACTAACGGATACGCAACACTTGCACAAGCAAAAACATTTTTGTCAATCATTGACTCAGTAGATGACACCCTTTTAGAATCTTTAATCGAATCAGCTTCACGATCAATTGATCGCATTGCCAATCGTCGCTTTTATATTGATGCCGCGGCGAGCGCAAGAAAATACCGTGCATCTTCTCCGGT